GTTTTGAATGAAAAAGTCTATAATTACGAAACCCACATTTTACCTCACGATGTAAGAGTTAAAGAGTTAGGTACTGGCAAAAGTCGTTTAGAAACTTTAGATAATTTGGGTATTCGTAATATTGAAATTGCTCCAAGATTGAGCGTAGATGATGGAATACAAGCATCACGGTCTATGCTTAATAAATGTTGGTTTGATGAAGAAAAATGTGAAAGAGGCATAGAAGCTTTATTACAATATCGCAGAGAGTTTGACGAAAAACTCAAATCTTGGCGCGGCAGACCTTTACATGATTGGACTTCTCACGGAGCAGATAGTTTTAGATATTTGGCGGTTGGATATAGGCCAACCATAGATTGGGGCGAACCTATAAAACGTAATCTAAAGGGTATAGCGTAATTTAATTTTATATGTTATAGAGATTTTTATAGGAGGGTGGCTATGGCTAAAAAACCAGTTTGGAAAAGTAAAAACCCTAAACCTAAAAGTAAACGGCGAAAAATGACCAAAGCTGAAGAAGCCAAAGCCAAACGCACCGCAAAAGCGGCAGGCCGACCCTACCCTAATATGGTTGACAATTTACGAGCTATGAAAAAGAAGAAAAGGAAGAAATAATGTACGGTAAAGGTAAGAAAAAAGGCGGCAAGAAAAAATAGTGCCGAAAGACCCTAGACTAAAACGTGCAGGAGTTAGCGGATACAACAAGCCAAAACGTACCCCTAGCCACCCTAAAAAATCTCACATAGTTGTTGCAAAAGAAGGTAGTAAAATTAAAACTATTCGATTTGGGCAACAAGGAAAAACTGGTGATAAAACCATGACTAAAAGAGCAAAGTCATTTAAGGCAAGACACGCAAACAATATTGCTAAAGGTAAAATGTCTGCGGCTTATTGGGCAAACAAAGTTAAATGGTGAATTAGATGGCTTTAACAACTTATGCGGATTTGCAAACCTCTATAGCAGATTTTCTAAATCGTGATGATTTGACAGCAACTATTCCTGATTTTATTTCATTATCAGAAGCGCAAATGAATAGAGAAGTTCGTCATTATAGAATGGAAAAACGCGCCACAGCGCAGTTAGATACGCAATATACTTCTTTACCTACAGATTTTCTACAGCCTATTAGATTTGTAATTACTGGTTCTGATGTTTCTACGTTAGAGCAAGCAAGCGCATTAGAAATATCTAAACTTCGTGAAGATAATAATGACACCACAGGAAAGCCAACAACGTATTCTATATTAGACAGCGCAATTGAAGTTTTCCCAAAACCAGATGCAACTTATACTTTGGAGTTGCTATATTACGAAAAAATAGATGCACTTAATGGTGGCAACACGACAAATTGGTTGCTCACTAATTACCCAGACGCTTATTTATATGGTGCTTTACTGCATTCTGCGCCATATTTACAGGAAGATAGTAGAATACAAACATGGGCAGCGTTGTATCAAAAGGCAGTTAGTGATATTAATAGTGAAAGTGAACGATCTAAAACAGGCGGCTCTGGTCGTAGGATTAAAATAAGGAGTTATTAAATGGCATCAATAAATGATAGGGTACTAGACAACGGTTTAACGGTTTTGGATACGGAAGCAAATCGTGTAGATATTACTAGCGCAGAAAGCACAACATTTGCAGAGGCAACATCTTCGCAAACGCTTGGTAACAAAACAAGTATTAGTATTTCTGCCCCTGCGGATCGCACAGGCGGTGGGCGTAAAGTAACTCTTTCGGCAATATCTGATGGAACGGTTACTGGCACTGGATCGGCAACGCATTATGCGATTACAGATACCACAAACAGTAGATTGTTGGTAACTGGTTCTTTAACAGCTTCGCAGTCTGTAACGTCAGGAAATACATTTAGCCTAGAAACATTAGATATTGGAATACCTGACCCAAGCTAGGATTAGATTATGGCTAACGTCTTAGCAAACAGAGTAAAGGTAGGCACTTCTACAACTGGTACTGGTACTATTACATTAGGTAGTGCCGTTGCAGGGTTTCAAACTTTTGCCGATGGCGGTATTAGCAATGGTGATGTTGTAAGATACACAATTATTGACGGTACTGCATTTGAAATAGGCACTGGTACTTACACCTCTTCTGGAACAACCCTATCACGTACATTAACAGAAAGCTCAACTGGCGCACTTTTAAATTTATCTGGAAGTGGTGTTGAGGTATTTATTACAGCCGCAAATGAAGATTTGGTACTGAAGGATAGTAGCGGCAATGTGGGAATTGGCCTTGATAATCCGTCAACAGAATTACATCTGAGTTCGGATGCACCTATTTTAACCTCTACTGCAACTAATGGCGTTTCTGGATTTAGAATAAATGCTATTGGAACAACTAGTGAAGTTCTGAGAGTGCAAAACAACGGAACAACTGTTTTTAATATTGATGGTAATGGAACTTCTAAAATTACTACAAGTACAGACCAAAAGTTGACTTTAGGTGGATCAGGCAACCCTTACATTCGTTGGCAAGAGAACTCTACAGATAAGTTCTATATTCAGTGGAGTACAAGCGGTTATCCTCTCTTTAGAAACCAAGAAACTGGTAACTTTGTTTTTAGACCTGCAAGCACAACAACTGCTGTTAGGTTTCGATTACAGGCTAGTGATGGTGATGAGTATGGTTCTTTGTACGCAACCCACAACAATGAAATAGGTTTTTTAGACCAAGACGGACATTGGGCTTACAAACATACTAACTCAACAGATCATAAGTGGTATATAAACAACGGTCATCAAATGACCCTGACCGCTTCAACGCTAGACATGATCAACAACACTATCACTAATGTTGAGGATATCGGTCTTAATGATCGAATTTTCCATGATGGTGACACAGACACCTACATACAGTTTCACGCAGCCAATCAAATGCGCTTCGTTACTGGCGGTACGGAGATGTTTGAAATTAACGACAGCCAGAACTTGTTTAGCCAACCAGTACAAATAAACAACAGGCTAGACGTTGGTAACGGTGCAGGCGGTGATCATGAGATAAGAATTTATAAAGCAGATAACAATGTCTCTGATCACATTCAATTTTATAACGGCACAACGCGAATTGGGGAAATTGGTTGTCATGACACTACTTGGCTAAGAATAAACCAAAGTACAGCCAAAAACATTTATACGCCTAGATATATTAGGGCAGACGGTGGATTTCAGTCTCCAGACAAAATCTGCGTACATGTGAGTGACACAAACACTTACTTGCAATTTCATGCAAACGATCAATTTCGTGTCGTTACAGGCGGCGTTGAAAGGTTTGAGGTTAATAACTCAGCAACTAAAGTTACTGGAAATTTAACAGTCACTGGAACAATATCAGGAACCCCTGCATCATCTACCACATGGAACGCTGTAGGAAGTTATGCTTTTGCGTATTTCACTGGGTCTACAAACGCCAGTTCTACAACCGCAGGGTCAAACCTAAACCCTGCATCGACTGGTACTTATGGAGCCATGTACCTTTATAATGCAACTTCTGGCGGTCAATTTTATGTTACAAACGCAAACAGCGCTCCAAATTTTTACTACTCAGCAACGATGAGCGGAACATGGCGGTGTATGGGTAACGCTAGGAAAACCACAACGTATGCGGGAACATCAACTCTATGGGTAAGGATTTCATAATGTCTGTAGAAATCACAAACTTTAGGAACGCAAAGTCTCTTAACTCTGAAAGTACAATGTTTGAACTTGAGATAGAACATCCTGATCACGGATGGATACCTTACTTTCTACATCCAGAAGACGGAGATGAAACCATAAGCAATGCGGATCTGATTACTTTGATTGGGTCTGATTTTACTGCCTATGTTGCTCCTACTCAGGAAGAGTTGGACGCAGCAACTGAAGACGCAGTTCGCGCAAAAAGAAACTTTAGACTTGTTGAAGAAGTTGATCCACTTGTGATGAATGGATTACGATGGGCTGAGTTGACACCAGAAAAACAGGCTGAGTGGACGCAGTATCGAACTGACTTGTTAAATGTTCCGCAGCAAGGGGGTTTCCCTAACTCAATCACTTGGCCTACAGAACCATCATAGGAGAAAAAAATGGCAGAAAATAATGACAATATTCTTTATATTGATGATAAGGAATACGACACAAATAACTTTGACCAGAGCCAAAAATATTTAGTGGCTCAAATTAAGTCATGCCAAGATAGAGTTGGTCGCGCAAAGTTTGACTTTGATCGTGAAAGCGCGGCATTAAATACATTTACATCTTCTTTGATTGCAAGCTTAGAGGCTTCAAAAGATAAGAAAGCTAGCTAAATGTTAGGCTTTACACCTTTAGCATCTGCACCTCTTGCGGATACTGGCGATGAAGGTGTAATTAACCTTACAACTAATAATGTTATTACTGGCAATCCCACGGTTGCTACTACTGCAATATCTCAGGTTCACGCGGTATCTGGCGTATACACGCCAAACGCACCAATCGTGCCAACCCTCACAATGTTTGAGGATGAAAGTTTTTCTGCGCCTAATTTATTAACTGGTACTGTTAGAATTAGCCCGACAGTAATAACGCAAGTTCATTCTCTTACAACTGATAATGTAACAGCGCAAAACCCTGTCATAGATAGCGTTATAATTACTCAGGTTCAAGCCGTTCCAAGTAACGATGTAACATCTGGATTTCCAGTTGTTGGGTTAACAACAGTAACGCAAGTTCATTCACTTGGTTCTCAAGATGTTATTTCTGGTGCTGTAAGTTTACCCACGATTGACCTTACTGAAAATCATTTATTTTCTGCTAGTGATATAACGCTAGGAAATCCAACGGTTGCATCAACTTCGTTGATAGAAAATTATGAATTTAGCAGTGCTGACATTATTACTGGAAATCCTGTCGTAGATACTGTTTCCGCAGGGATTGTCTATACGATTGCAGGGAACAATGTTGAAACTGGCAATGTAAGCATTGCTACAACTGCAATAACTGTAAATCATGTTTTACTATCTAATAATGTAACTGGCTCTGCACACGTTATTGATAGCACCGTTATTACGCAAGATCATAAATTTGCGTCGCCTGATGTTGCTTTTGGTAATCCAGTTATTCCGTTGGCGCGTTTTCCTTTTATGGAAATTACAATACCGCCAGAAAGTTATACGGATTTAAGTGTTGCCGCAGAAATTTGGACAGATACAACAGACCCAGACGCAGACGCATGGCCTGACGCTCCTGCGGCTTCTGCGCCTACATTTATAGAGACATCAGATGTATCTAGTGAGACATGGACGGAGGCAGCATAAAGTGATATGGTGCAATAAATTAGGAGATTAACATGGCTATTAATGTAACTAAACCAACCGTAGGTGGAAATGAAGATACGTGGGGAACAACCATTAATACGGCCTTAGACACTATTGTTGATGGGGTAAATGGTACAAGTGGAACGGTCGCGCCTAATCTAAGCACGTTAACAATTAACAGCACTAATGTTACTGCAACGGCTGCGGAATTAAACTTACTTGATGGGGCTACTGCGGCTACAGCAACGACAGTTGCAGGGACTGACAGAGTTGTGTTGAACGATAGCGGAACTATGAAACAAGTCGCTATGACTGACATAGAAACTTATGTTTCTTCGCAGGGGACGACTGTTAATAATAGCACAATAACCTTTAGCGCAGGGAATGATTTGAGTGGCGGTGGAGCCATAGATTTAAATCAATCAAGCAATGAGACTATAACAATTTCTCACGGCAACACATCAAGTTTAAATGGGGCTACTAGCAACACTGGAAGCAATTACATTCAAAACATAACTGTCGATGATAATGGTCATGTTACTGCGATTAGCGCTACAGACGCATCGGCAGCATTAAGTGGTATTGGATTAAAAGACGCATCGGCTTCCGATATAAAAAACAACAACACTGCTCAGACTATTAGCGCAGGGACATATTATCTTTTTGCAGGGGGCCAATCAGGAAACCTGTCGGTTGTTATGACTGCTTTTCCTACTACTAATGTGGAAGCAGGGTGGCTAAAGTTTGTTACATTATCAGCAAATAGCAATCAATCTATGCCAAGAGCTAAATTATACACTTGGAATGGTAGCGCATGGAAAGATGCTTTCGGTGTTTCAAAAACTACCGATCAAACTGGCGGTGGAACTCAGGTAGCAGGTTACTTGGAGGGATATATTAAGGTAAGCGGAAACTGTACCATAACGACTAATTCAGTTCCTAAATTGCAAACGGTAAAATTAAATTAGTAGGTTATTTTATGCCCCTTATACCACTCAAATTACAAGCAGGGTTTTATAGAAACGGCACAGATTTTGACGCTTCAAATCGTTGGCGCGATGGGAGTTTAGTCAGGTGGCGTGACGGTTCGCTCCGTCCTATTGGTGGATGGCAAGAGAAAAAAGCAGGGTTTAGCACCAATCCAATTCGTGGCGCACACGCTTGGGAAGCAAATAACAATACAGCGTATTTTGCAGGGGGTAGTCACAACGAATTAAAGGTAATGACTGGCGCAGGGGTAGTCACTGATATTACTATAAGCGGCTTGGCTACTGGCAGGGAAGATGCGGCTTTAAATCTTGGATATGGAGGAGGCTTCTATGGTACTGGATACTATGGTACAACGCGCCCAAGTACTGGCACATACAGTGAAGCAACGACATGGTCATTAGACAATTATGGAGAGTTTCTAGTTGCTTGCCACTATGATGATGGCAGACTTTTAGAATGGCAACTTAACCCAAGTTCGAATGCCGCAGTTATTTCAAACGCACCAACAAGT